TAATACCCTTTAATCTTTATGATTATCAACAAGACATGGTGGAGGTTGTTCATAATAATCGTTTTGTAATTGCAAAACTTCCTAGGCAGTCTGGTAAATCTACAACCATGATTTCTTATATCTTACATTATGTTCTGTTCAATCAGAGTATGAGTGTTGCTGTTCTTGCAAACAAGCAAGCAGTTGCAAGAGATATTTTAAGTCGCTTAAAACTTGCATATGAATATCTTCCTCTTTGGTTGCAGCAGGGAATAGTTGAATGGAATAAAGGAAGTATTCATTTAGAAAATGGTTCTAAGATAATCGCATCCTCTACTTCTGCTTCAGCAGTTCGTGGTGGTTCATATAATATGATTTTCCTTGACGAGTTTGCACATGTTCCTCAAGGTATTGCTGAAGAATTTTTCAGTTCTGTATATCCAACTATTACTTCAGGACAGAGTACAAAGGTTCTTATGGTTTCTACACCAAACGGATTGAATATGTTTTATCATTATTGGAGAGGAGCAACAAAGAAATTAGGCGAAATTGGAAAAAATGAGTATGTTCCTGTTGAAGTACATTGGACGCAAGTTCCGCTGTATCCTGGCGGACCTTGCCGAGATGATAAGTGGAAAATAGAAACTGTTGCAAATACTAGTGAACAACAATTTGAATCAGAATTTGAATGTGACTTTGTTGGTTCTCAGCACACACTTATATCTTCATATAAATTAAAGGCTCTTTCTTGGATTTCACCTCTTGTTCATAATCAAGAGGGTTTGGATATTTATGAAGAACCTATAGAAAACCATACCTACATTTCTTGTGTTGATACAGCAAGAGGGCAAGGATTAGATTATAGTGCGTTTACGATAATTGATATAACACAGATGCCATATAAAGTGGTAGCGAAGTATAGAAATAATATAATATCACCAATGGTGTATCCAACTATAATAAAAAGATTATGTGAACAGTTCAATGAAGCGTTTTGTTTAATAGAAATCAATGACATTGGTGGTCAGGTTGCGGATGTCTTACATGGTGATCTTGAATATGCAAATGTTCTTATGGTTTCTACTAGAGGAAGAAAAGGACAAGTCGTTAGTGGTGGTTTTGGTGGAAGTTCAACGCAGTTGGGTGTAAGAACTACGCAGGTAGTGAAAAAACTCGGATGTTCTGTTTTAAAGAGTTTGATTGAAGAAGATAAACTCATAATAGAAGATATGGATATTGTGAATGAATTGATTACTTTTGTTGCTAAGAAGCAATCATTTGAAGCAGATGCTGGACATACAGATGATTTGGTTATGACCCTGGTGTTGTTTGCATGGTTGTCTAGACAAGATTATTTTAAGGACTTGACAAATGTTGATACCAGAACTGCTATCTACGAAGACAAGATTCATCAATTGGAAGAAGACATGTCTCCGTTTGGTTTTATTGTTGATGGAAATGAAGAAGTAGAGAAAAGTGTTTGGGACGGGGAAGATAGGTGGTATATGAATGATGATAGGAATTTTCGAGGAGATTTTTGATATTTCTGAATATTGAGAATGTATAAATACTGTGAGATAAGAACTATAATGGTTATCGGTAAGTTATATCAGTATCCACAAGGAGAGCAAAATGCCGTTTAGTGTTAGCCCTAGTGTCACCGTAATAGAAAAAGATCTGAGTGCAATAATTCCATCACTCTCTACAACGGTAGCAGCATTTGTTGGTAGATTTGACTGGGGTCCAGTTGATGAAGTCATGGACATCGGAAGCGAAAAAGAATTATATGAAGTCTTTGGACCACCCTCTCCCGAAGAACGGGGTACAGATTGGTTTTGTGCTGCTAACTTTTTAAATTATGGTGATAGATTAAAGATTGTTCGCGTTGATGAGAGCCGTGTAGCAGGCAATCCTGGCACTTCTGCATATAGTGGAGCAACGGCCGCGCGTGTTCTCAGCGGAGCAACTTCTGCTCGATTTGAAGCAAGAGGAGCAGGACAAAAGGGCAATGCTCTTCGATTGTTAGTTTGGAACAACGGGCAACCAGAACCCAAACTTGCTAATGGAGATAAGGTGTTTTCTTATGCACCGACATCCACTCAAGCAGTTTATGAAAGTTTCAAGAACGGTGTTTTGAAAGCAGGCCCGCCTGGTACTACATTAGATGAATGTCATATTGCAATTCTCGACACATTGGGTAAGTATGGATCATCTGGTGATGTTCTTGAACTACACCAAGGACTTTCTCGATGGAGAGGTGTTTCTGATCCTGTAGGAAAAAGTCTTTATTATAAGGATGTGATTAACTCATATTCTAATTATGTCAAGATTGAAACAAATACTAAAAGAACTATCTGGCACGCAGGCACAACGGGAGATCCTTCTTGGACACCAGAAACTACTGGTCCCATCAAAGAACATGCTCTTGGTATTGCTACTGATGCACAAGGTCCATTCCAATCATTTTTAGGAAGAGGTAGTGCCTACGCTCTCACTCCTTCTTGGAGATTCCAAAAGGGTTCTGGTTCTGGTGTTACATGGCCCTATGAGGGTGTTGGAACCAGTACCGCTGCGGTGGCATCTGAGAATCCTAATGCTTACAGTATAATAGAAGCATGGACAAAGCACTTCTCTGATCCTGAGTTTATAGATGTTGATATCTTAATTTCTGGATCAGCAGAACAATTAATTTCTAGGCATCTAGTCAATCTTGCAGAAAGAAGAAAGGATTGTGTAGCATTCCTTTCGCCGCCAGCATCACCAGCAGGATCAGAATACAATGATACCGTTTATAATACCACATGGTCTGGATACTCTGGTCCTGCTGATGTTGTAAATTATAGAAATAACACATTGAATATTAACAGTTCATATACGGTTATGGATAGCGGTTGGAAGTACATGTATGATTCTTATAATGATACGAATAGATGGGTTCCATTAAATCCTGATATCGCTGGATTGACTGTTCGCACCGAACAATCAACGGATCCTTGGTATTCACCAGCAGGATTTAATCGAGGAAGAATCCAAGGGGTTATAAAACTTTCTATGAATCCAACCAAGCCACAGAGGGATAAATTATATTCTAACGGAATTAACCCTGTGGTGTCTTTCCCAGGCGAAGGAACTGTTCTGTTTGGAGACAAAACTTTACAGAGAAGAGCAACAGCATTAGATAGAATTAATGTTAGAAGACTCATGATCCATCTTGAGAAAGCAATTGCTACGGCTTCCAATTTTAATCTTTTCGAATTCAACGATGATTTCACAAGAAGATCATTCGTTAGTACAGTTAATCCATTTTTAAGAAGAGTTCAATCACAAAGAGGCATTACAGATTTCAGGGTAGTGTGCGATTCTACGAATAACACTTCACAGGTAATTGATAACAACGAGTTTGTTGCAGATATCTTTATTAAGCCTGCTAGAAGCATCAATTATATTCAACTCAACTTTACTGTCCTAAGAACGAATGCTGTTTTTGAGGAATTGATATAATAGATTTAAGAGCAATCAGGAGAGAACGAAATGCCATTTAGTGTCAGCCCTAGTGTAACAGTAATAGAAAAAGACTTGAGTTCTATTATTCCTTCAGTCGCCACAACCGTCGGCGCATTTGTTGGTAGATTCGATTGGGGTCCAACCAATGAAATCGTAACCATCGGAAGCGAAAAAGAATTATATGAAGTCTTTGGACCACCAAGTCCAGATGAGAGAGGAACCGACTGGTTCTGTGCTGCTAACTTTTTAAATTATGGTGATAGGTTAAGGGTTGTTCGTGTTGATGAAGGATATTCTGGTGGAGGAGGCCAGGCGGGTAATGCGGATACGGTCACTGGCTCTTATACTGGAGCAACTGCTGCATTTGTTAATAGCGGTGCTACTTCTGCACGACTAGAAGCCAAATTTGCAGGCAATAAGGGAAATGCTCTGGTATGGCATTCTTGGCTTCATGGTCAACCAGAACCAATACTTGTGAATGGAGAATCAGTTTTTAGTTATGCACCGACATCCACACAAGGAGTGTTTGATAGTTTTAATAATAATGTATTAACGGCAGGAATTCCTGGCAGTACATTGGATGAATGTCATATTGCAATTGTTGATAGGTTAGGTTATTATGGAGCATCTGGTGATGTTCTTGAG